CAACGTCGAATACGCGCTCTGGGTTCACGAAGGAACCGGAATCCACGGACCGACAGGGCAGAGAATCGTCCCGGTCCAGGCCAATGTTTTAGTTTTCGACTGGCTCGGGAAAACCTGGTTTTTAAGGTCGGTAGAAGGACAAAAACCTAACCCATACGCGGACCGGGCGATCGACCAGGCAGACAGCCGGGTAGAAGAATTTGTCGCCAGAGCGATGAGGGAAACGGGGGCAGCATAAATGCCAGAGCTGATAAGTTTAGACAAAGCCTTAGAAGGAATCATGGACGGAATCATGGACAGGCTCAAACCGGCGATCGGAGCGGGCAACGCGCTCGAGGGCGTCAAAACCCTGATCCGCGGAGACCGGAGCAGACCGGCGCCGACGACACCAGCAATTTGGGTAAGAAGCCTCACCGCATCATGCGACCAGAGCCAGCGGAGCTACACTGAAAAATGGACGCTAAACGTTTTAGTTTTAGCGATAGTCAAAAACAACGATCCGGAAAAAGGCTACATGGAAGCAACCACCCTGGCAGCCCGGGCCCGGAGCGAAATTTTAAAAGACAGGACCCTGGGCAAGAGGGCCTACATCCAGGATGTCAGGAGCGGAAATTTCGAGATGGGCGGACCAAACCTACAGAACGAATCGCTATTCGCAGCGACAGCAACCATCGAGGTCCATTTCGTCATTTTAGAGAACAACCCTTAAACGGAGGAGGAATTAATTATGGCAGGAATTAGACGTTATTGCGGAATCGCGGAGGAATACGAATATGGAGAAGCACCGGCGCCAGCAGCAGTGGTCCACCTTGACATTGCCAGCGCCAGCCTGGACGCACCGAGCAACACAAACATTATTTACGACGGCGGCGCCAGGAGAACAGCCAGGATATTCCGCCCGGGATTTTACGCGCCCGGAGGGAATATCGTTTACGGCCTCGACGTCCGCACGATCGGCTGGTTTTTGAAGTGGGCCTTAGGCAGCTACAAATACACAGCCAGCGGCGGGACCGGCAGCTTGAACCTACACGAAGCATGGGGCACGGAGGACGTTCTGCTCCCAAGTTTTTGCGCCCGCGTAGGGAAAGACATTTTCGAGCACGTTTTTTCGGGATGCGTCGTTAACAGCCTCCAGATAAACGTAGGCTCAGAACTTTGCATGGCCACAGTAGATATCGCGGCCAGCAAGGACAGCAAGTCAGCGCTCGAGGTTGGAGAGCTATTATTCCCAGAGGAATACCCGCTCGCCTTCCACGAAGTTACCGCCTACCTGATCGGCGAAGGGGACCCAAGCGGAGACCTTTCGATCAGCGCCAAGGTCAAGGAATTCACGCTGAACATTAACAACAGCGCCAGTGCGGACGGAGGCCGTCACATCGGCAGCCGCTACCCAGCCAGGATTCCAGCGGGCGACCGGGAAACCACCCTTTCGCTGCAGCTATTTTATGAGGACACCATCATGCTGGAACGGCTCTGGGGCGCCAGCACCGGCCCGAACGATTGCGGCTCAGAGGAATACGGTATCAAGCTGGTCCTGGACACCTCACCATGCGAGGACCACGGAAAAGTAGAAATTTATTTACCGAAGGTCGTTAACACCGCGGTCAGCCAGCAGCCCAGTGGAAGATCGGAAACCGTTCAGACCGTAGAGGCCCGGGCCTTAATGACAGACCTGACCTTGGCCAGCGGCGAGGTCGAGGGCGAAATTTTGTGCTCGATCGAAAACAATGAAGAGGAAATGGCCGCAACCAGCTAAACCAATCGCAAAGAGAAGGGATGAGCAGAATGAGCGAGGGCAACATTAAATTAACCAAGGCCCAGGTGATGGCCGGGAAAGACTTAACCAAAGAGATAGAGGTAAAAGCCTGGGGCGGGACGGTCATTATCCGCCCCTTAACCGAGAAGCAATACGCCCAGGTCGAGAGCATAAAAGTAACCGGCACCCACCTCAAGGGCGGAGCGGTTTACGATGAAGATGGAAACGTCGATAAGGAAAAATCGGCAGCAGGAATGCAGGCGGAGATCGACCTGGAAAAAACAACTTACGCAGAATTCGAGGCAAACGCCACCGCGGTATTTTACGGCATGGCCTTCGCCTCCGGGGAAAAGCTGGACACCGTAGAAGAAGCGATGGACCTGACACCACCCGGAGTCATTAAAGAAATCGCCCGGGCAATTTACGAAATATCCGGCGTCACCAGTAAGGAGGCTGCGGAGACGCTTAAGAAATTTCGCGACAAGCCGGGAAGGACAGCAAATAGCGATCCTGCACCTAAACGGACTGCCGCTGGAAGCTAAGCAGGGAGACCTGACCAGGCTCCAGAGCCAATTTTTATTATTGGCGCTTCCGAAAGCAATCCGCCAAATCACCGGAGCAGGAAAAACCGGGACCGCGGATCAGGGCGCCAGTAAGGAAGAGCTACGCAGCATTTTAAGTAACGCAGCAAAGGAACGAAAGGAAAGGCGCCGGAAAGAGGAGGGATAGGCCTTGGCCATAATGGAAGTCATTATTAAAGCAATCGACCAGGCCAGCGACGTAGTAGGCGGAATAGCCGATAAAACCAAAGCGGCCGCCGGAGCGATCAAGACCAATTGGGTAGCGATCGGAGCAGCGGGCGCCGCGGCCGGAGCCGCATTCGAAGCAGCCGCCAGGTCCCAGGCGCCCCTAACCGAGCAGACCAAAAAGCTGGCAGCCAGCCTCGACATGACGACCGACGAAGTCAGGGATTTAGCGATCGGTATGAGCAACGTAACCTTCCCGATCGAGGACGTTTTAGCCCTCATGGAAACCGGGAAGCAGCGCGGCCTTGACACGGCGGAGGCCCTCGAAAGATACGCCACGAATTGGGACATGATCGGAGACGCGACCGGGCTGGCCGGACCCATGCTCGCTGAGGCCGGAGTAGCCCTTCAGATTTTAGGGATCAGCGCCGGGGAAGAAGAAAAAGCCCTGGCCGCTTTCGGATACATAACCGAGCACACGACCAGCAACGTAGCCGATTTTATGAACATCATCGAGCGCGTAGGCCCAGAAATGGCCGATATGGGCATGGACATAGACGACGCGGCAGCCCTTTTAGGAATCCTCGAAAACGAAATGGGCCTAACCGGCCGGGCAGCCAGGCAGGAGCTCCAAGCCGCGATTAAAGACGCCGACGGCGACATGGGCAAAATGCTCGAGACATTAGGAGTAAGCAGCGACACCTTCGGGGAATACCGCCAGCAGGTTTCAGATTCCAGCGACATCATTCAGCGCAACGCCGACATTCACGGAGAGAGCTACACCACCCTGCAGAAAATGCAGCACGCCGCCAGCGAGCTCACCTACAAATACGGCGACCTGATCGGGACCGTAGGAAATTTAGCCCCGCTCATGATGGGCCTCGGCCCGATCATAAAGGGCCTCTCACTGGCCAAAGGAGCCATGGCCGCGATCACCAGCGGGAGCCTCATCCCGGCGATCGGCGCTGCGGCGACCAGCGTTTGGACTTTTACGGCAGCGCTTTTAGCGAACCCGATCACCTGGATAGTAGTAGCGATCATAGCCCTGATCGCCGCGATCGTCCTGCTTTGGAAGAATTGGGACCAGGTCAGCGAATGGCTAATAAAATCCTGGGAGGTCGTAAAGGAAAAAGCCGCAGAAATTTGGGGCGCGATCGTAGAATTATTCACGAATATCTGGGAAGGAATTAAGGGCATTTTTTCCGGAGGCACCGATGCCGTAAAGAACAAAGCCAGCGAAACCTGGTCCAGCATAAAGGACACGACCGAAAACGTTTGGGGAAACATAAAAGACTTTTTCGGCAAGACCTGGGACAGCATCCGCGAGATCGGAGACGGCAAAGCCGGAGAACTGCTCGACCGAGTCACCGGACGGTTCACGGCAATTTTTGAATTCATAACCGAGATATGGGACGAGATAGTAAGGTTTTTTACAGAAATTTGGGAAGCGATCAAAGCCTTATTCCGCGGAGACCTGGAGGCCGTAGAGGACCACCTCAGGTCAGCATACGGCAGAATTTTCGAGTTCATCGGAGAAATCTGGACCAGGATTAAAAACTTTTTCGCAGACACCTGGAAAACGATCACCGCGACCTTCAGCACCGCCCTGGGAACCACGATTGACAGAATCAAATCCTGGGTAACCGATTTATGGAGCAACGCCCAGGCAGCCGCCAAGAGGCTAACCGAAGGATTTATGGACACGGTCAAGAACCTGCCGAATCTTTTAGGGGACACATTAAAAGCGGTCGTCACCAAGATCATGAGCTTCGGCGGAGAATTATGGAATGCAGCCAAAAAGGCCGGAGAAAGCATTTGGGGCGGAATCAAAAACGGGCTCGGCATAAGCTCACCATCATACGCCGAAAGAGCGATCGACGCGATCGCGGAGCGGGCCTCCAGGCTACCAGGAGAAATGAAGCAGAGCTTCTCCAGGCTAAAAGACATCACCCCAGAATTTGGCGACGGAGACCCGGGCTTCGATTTCGGCGGAGACTGGCCAGGACCACCCGGCACCGGAATGGCCGGGCCCAGGACGATCAACGTCACCGTAGAGCTTGACAGCGAGACCCTGCTCCGGGCGATCGGCGAACCGCTGGTCGAGGAAATCAGGCTAAAGGCGGCGCTGCGGATATGATAAAAATTACGATCTCAGGAGTAGAGCAGGAATTCGTAAAGGACGATTTCCGGATTGACAAGGCGGTCGACGAAAGATCGACCTGCCGATTTACGGTAACCGACTGGACCGGCGAAAAGGTTTTCCGGCGCGGCCAGCCGGTCCTGGTCTACCAGGGCGAAACCCTAAAATACGGCGGGATTATCGAGACGGCCAAGCGGCGCCGGAAGAGCTCCAAGGCCGCGGTCCTTCACGCGATCACCTGCATCGATTGGCATTATTTGACCGACAAAAGAATCGTGGCCCGGGCTTACGAGAAAATGACACCAGGGGCAATTATTACGGCATTGCACACCGATTACCTGACGGAAGAAGGAATCACCCTCGGAACGATAGACCCGGGGGAAACAATAGAGGATACCGTATTTAATTACATCCCGGCCTCCAGGGCCATCGACGCCTTAAAGGAAGCAACCAATTACTGGTGGATTATCAGCCCGGACAAAAGCCTCGATTTTATGGCACCAGAGCATTACGTCTACCCGGACACGATCACCTGGGAGGACATGATCGGAGACCCGCAGGTTGAAGAGGGCAACCCGAAATACCGCAACCGCCAATGGATCAGAGGCGGGCGGGACCTGACCGGAGAACAGATCGAATACAAGAAAGGCGACGGAGAATCCCAGGACTTTGTTTTGGGCTACCGCGTAGGGACGGTCCCGACTTTTGAAATCAGCTACGACGGAGGAGCTTACCAGGAAGAACACCGCGGGATTAAGGGCCTGGACGTTACACCGAAAGGAGTGGTCAGCACCGACGGAACCGCGGTCACCAGGATCAGCGGGACCAGGTTTATGCCAGCCTGGGAAGGCCGGGCCATCATCATAAACGAAGTCAGATACACGGTCGCCGGATATATAGACGACACGAATCTAACCCTAACCGAATCAGCCGGGACTCAGGCGTCAGTAGATTTTATTGTTCCGATCTGGTTTTGGGAAAAATACTCAGAGACCGTAACCAGGGACCGCGAGCTCCCGCCATTAGTAGCCGCGGACCTGATGAAGATCACCTACCGCGGCCTGGTAGACATTATCGTCCGCA